CAGTATCAGCGGCAGTAGCGGCAACAGCAATAACTGCTGGCTCTCAAATATATCAAGGAAAAGTTCAAGCAAGAATGGCAGAAAACAGTAATGATTTGATGAAGTTTCAAACATCTGAACAAATTACTGAAGTAAAAGAACAAAAAAGAATAAATGCAATTCAAGCTAGAGAAGAAGAAATAGAAAGAAGAAGACTGCTAGAACAAGATTTATCAGCTTTAACTGCTTACAATCGAGGTTTTAGTTCATCAAGTAAAGACAATATTAAATCAACTGCACAAGAATTATTTGGAGCAGACGTAGCAACTAATAGATTTAATTTAACTATAGCTAATACACAAGCTGATAGACAAATAGGTGTATTAACTGCTCAAGGAAATATGCCTAGTTATGCTAGTTCTATAAGAACTGCATCTTACATAAATGCAACAGCTACAGCTTTTAGTGGATATAGTAATTATCTATCTGTTAAAACTCCAACACCTACTAAACCTACAGTTACAAGTAGTTACACTCCTGGTGGTGTTACAAATGTAAGTAGTAGTGGACCAGGGAAAACAACAGGTTTTGCAAATAGTGGATATACATTTAAAGGATAATAATGGTAACAAGATATAAAGATACAAGAAGAATAAGAACAGCAGATAAACCAAAGGTAAACTATAATATATCTATAGATACTACTGGTCAAGAATCTATAGCTAAATCTTTAATACAAGCTAGTCAAACTGTAAGTAATGTATTTTTTAGACAAGCTCAAGATAATGCTGTAAGACAAGCTGAACAAGATGCAAGTGTTGCAGAAATACCTATTAAAGATGGTGTTCCATATATAAATAAAATGGAAGCTGGTGGATCAATATATAATGATGCTTACAATAAAGCTGCAAAAGTAACTTATTTAAATACTTTAGAAAATTCTGTAGAAAAAAAGATAACAGATATTACTACTGATTTTTACAGTAATCCATCAAATAGAAGTAATACAGAATTGTTAGCAGGAAATTTAAATTCAGTATTAGAACCAATGAGAGAAAATATACCAAAAGAGTTTCAAAGCACTTTTGATATTATTGTTGGAAATAAAGTTAATCCTTTATTAAAATCAGAAGCAAAAGAAAATGCAAATAGAGCAAGAACAAAATTATTAAATGGTTTAGGGCAAAGACAAAATAAAATAATAGATAGGATAAAAACATTAAAAGATGGACCAGAGAATGAAGCACTTACAAAAGAGTTAGCTGATGTAATATTATCTCAAAACAAAATTGATCCTGATTTAATATCAAAAAGTGAAATTGAAGATATATGGAAAGAATTAGCTGGTTATAAAGAATATAATAAATTTAGATCAGTTTTGTTTGAAACAAATGAAAATGGTGACTTTAAAATAACACAAGAACAATTAAGAAAAATAAAAAATATATTTAATGGTAATGAAGATTTACAAGTAAAATTACCAAATGGTAGTATTTTTAATAATGAAGAAGCAAAAAAATTATTTTTTACAAATGCTAATAAACAACACATTAATCAAGAAATAAATACTTTTAGAAACAGAAGAAGCACAGATGATACAGCAATAGTAGAAGCTAATATACAAATAGAAAAATTACAAGGAATAGCTTTAGACCAATTAAATAGTAATAAGCCATTATCTTTATCTAATTTAGAATCTATAATTGATGATATGGGATCAGGACTAGATAATATTTCTATTACTGGTTCTTCTAAATCTACTAAAGTTGTAGCTTTAAATAAAGCAAAAGCATTAAATAATATAAAAGCTAGTGTTGGTAGATTTAAACAAAAAATAAATGATAATAATTTAGAATATAATCAAAAACAAACTTTAAAAAATTTAGGCAATACTTTAACACTAGGAACTTATGAATCATTTCAAAAAAATTTTAATGAATCTATAGATCTTATTCCAGATAATGAAGCATTAAATGCTGTTAAAAATATTACAGAAGATAAATTTAATGAAATACAAAACATATTAGGTAATGTTTTAGAATCAGATAAAAGTTCATTAGAAGTATTTAAAGAAATATTAGGAGGTAATCAACTAAGTACAAAAGGCAAAATATTTGGTTTAACTAGAGTAGAAATATTTGATTTGTTTAAACCAGTATCTTTATTTGCTATTGAAGAAATAAACTCTGCTATATCAACATCAGGAACAGCAACAAAAGAATCTATAAGTATAGCAAAAATACATAGTAGTTTATTAAGTGATAAACCAAATAATGTAGTAAGTGCTACAACTACTTCAAGTGAAGGCGATAAATATATAGAACAAATTATATCAAATGGAGTTCAGCCAGATGATATACCTATTATAAAAAAATTTATAGAACGTGGTTTTAAATCTAAAAATATAGGAAATATATTTAAAGTATCTTTAAGAGAAGGAGATGAAAATTTATTAAATTCATTTACACTTCCATTATTAAAATTAATAAAAGATGAAAATATAAATATATCTAATTTAAATATATCAAATGAAACTTATGGATTACTTAAATCATTTGCAGACATTAACCCAAATGATAGAACAGAAATTATTCAAAGGTTTAAAAACACAAGTAATGATATTGAAGACACAACTATAAAAAATAATTATGGAAACATATATCAAAAATTTACAAAAAAAGCTACTGTTGAAGGATTTGTTAATAAAAGCAACTCGCAAGTTTTTGATGATGTAAAACAAATAATTTTTAATACTATGTTAGATGGAACAGATGACATTAAAAAACCTAAACTAGCAGAAGCAGTATCAAAATTTATACATTTTCAAACATATAAAGAATTATTAAATACAGGATTTACAGATGATTTAGATAGAGGAGATATTAAAAAAGAAGTAAATAGAATACTTGATCAAATTACTATTGGTGATGTATCTTATAAAAAGTTAAATGATAGTGGAGTAACTAATTTACAAAATGATTTTACTTATAGAAATAATTCATTTCAAAATAAAGAAGGTAAATTTATAGATTTAGCAATAGGAAATCCGTATCAAGAACTACAAAAAAAATCAGAATTATTTGCTGAATATTTTCCTAGCGATAACTTTCATTCACAATCAATACTTACATTTTTAAATGTAACAGATCAAATAAAGAAAAAAAATGGCACATTAAACTTTGAATTAAATGCAGAAAAAAACAAAAATAGTTGGGAACAAAAAATTAAAAATAGTAACGCACCTTCTTTTAAAGGAGATAGTTTATTATTTAGTTCAACAGAAGTTAAAAAAACTATAACAGCAACAGAGTTAAATAAAGCAAAACAAAGTTTATCTTTTCAAGGTATACCTGGAGATATTATAGGAAATCAATTTAATGATAATAATTTAATAGATGCTTTAACTGTAGATGGTATGCCTTTTACACCTGATAGAGTCAAATTTATTGCAAGTGAATCTCTATCAGAAAATGAAAGATATGTACAATATACAACTAGAATAGACGGAATAGATAATAAACAATTAATTACAGATGACAATAATGAATTAATAACTATTACAATACCAGAAAATCATACTGATAAATTAACTAATTTAAATAATAAATATGGATATGCTCTTAAAAAAAGATATGATACAGTAAGTCCTAGTTCAGAATTAGCTTCTCCTATTGCACAAAAAATACAACCTTTACCTAATGCAGTTAAAAATTTAAAGAAAATAGATACGTTTACTAATTTAAACGAATCAGAAAAAAGATTGTTAAATTATAATAGATCATTTTATACATTAAATATAAATAATGCAGACACTAATATTAATACAGATTTTACTGATACTATAATAGAAAATAATAATAAATTTTATGTAGTACCTAGTAGACAAATACAAGAATTACCAAATAATATTTTTAAATCAGTAATGGTAGATGGAAAAAGTAAATTTGAATATTTTGTAAATACAGGTTTTATATCTGAATATGATACTAAAGTAGAAGCAGAACAAGCAATAGATAAATTAGAAATTATATATAATCAAGATAAAAAGTTAATACAATGAAATTAAATGCTAAACCAAGTGAATATTTATTTAATGCTACTCCACAAACACCACCATCATTTTGGGAAAATGTAGGTAATCAATATAGATATTCATATCTTCCATCTATATCTGCCGCTAAACAGGCATTTATAGGTAAAGATGATCCATCATTTACAGTAACAGATGATATGTTAGCAAATGAACCTGAAGAATTAATACAAGATTTAATTAATTCTAAAAGCCAACAAGAGTTTGATTATAATAAAAATTTATATGCAAGAATGTCTAATATTAAAAATAGTTTATCTATTAATTCTGGTTTTGGTTCTATGTTATTTGCTGGTATATTTGATCCTGTAAATTTAATACCTATACCAACAGCAATAGGAATGGGTTTTGCTAAAGGAGCATTAAGAGTAGGTGCTGGATCTGCTGGATTAACAGTAGGTACTGAATTAGTAAGAGCACCTAATGATCCTACTTATCAACCAATGGAAACAGTTTTTGCAGTAGGAGGATCTGCTTTTTTTGGAGGTCTTTTAGGTGGAGGAATTGGAGCGGCAACTGCAAAAAGAGCTGGAAGTAATATTGCTAATGCAACTGCTTATGATGATGGTATGGAAGCAAAAATAAAAAAAACTAAAGTAAAAGGTAAAGCACCTAATGATACAATGGCAAAAGAAACTACAGAACCAGTTATGCAAGGTGATGCTAATACTGTATTAAGAGAAGAAGGAGTTGTACCAGTTGAAGAAGACCCAAGATTAAATAAAAAATTAGATACTGGTTATCAAAAAACTGGTATAGGATATGAATTTACTGCAAGGGGTACAACTTTAGGTAATGCTTTACATAGAACTAACAGTCAAAAAATGGAAGATTGGCTTTTATCAGTAGTAGGTGATGGAGGATTAAATACAAAAAAAGTAAAAGCTGGTGGTGTAGCATTTAAAAAAGGTTCAGTAAATTTATTAAGAGGTAATTGGTATGGTGCTAGTTATGGATACATAGAAGATATGCGTAATTTATGGTTAGGTACAAAAGGTGTAATAGAACCAAGAAAAGTCGCAACACAAAACGTAAGTTTTACTATAGAAAATATTAAAACAAAATTTAACAAATCTGAATCATTTGATGAATTTATGCAAAAAGTTACTAAAGCAAATATTAAAGCTAGTTACTTTGGTAATGATAATGTCATAGCTAAAGAAGCACCTCATGTTTTAGAAGGTGTTCGAGTGACTAGAAAATTAAATGAACGAGCTCTAAAAGAAGGTCAAGATGCTGGTTTGTTAAATACAGCAACAAATTTAAATAAAAAAATGGATATGCTAGCAGATTTTGCTGGAAGTAGATTAAGAAATATTAATGATTTTAAAAATCAATTACCCAAAACTAAAAGACCAGAAACAGTTAATATGCATATTAGAAATGAAGAAGAAGCATTAGAAAATGCTTTACATGATATGCAAATATTAGAACGATTTAGTTTCTCTTTAATAAGAAAAGAAAAGTCTTTATATAATAAATTAGATGAAGTGTTAGAAGATATAGAAATAGAAGAATCAACAAGAACATCTTATTCATCTATGATGGAAAATATGGTAAAAAAAAGTGGAGATAGAACTGCTTTTTATGGTCAATTATCAAAAAAAATACAAAAAGATCATGCAGATAGACACAAAACAGATTTAAGATTATTTGCTGAATTAAGAAAAATGTATGAAAATGAAGGTGTATCAGATAAACAATTAGAATATATGGGAATATTAGAACAAAGAATTTTAAATCATAAATACACACCAAAACAACAAGCCATTATAGATGAATATAACAGACTAAAAGATGATGTTGAAAATGGATTTACTACTAAACAAAAAAATTTTTACAATAAAATGAAAAGTGAACTTAGTGAACCACGAGAATATGATGTAGAAGCAACACTTCTATCACTTAAAAATTCTATTAAGTCTATAAATAAAGATTTTACCAGACCTTCTGGTGAAGATCATTATACCATGAGAAAATATTTAGTAGATACTATAATAGATTTAAGAGAACAATTTCATAATGAAGTAATAGTTCCTTACATAATGAAAAATCCATCAGGAAGATTAGCTACTTTACTAGATGCAATGAAAAGTAAACAACCAATAATAGTGCCAGCTGATGATTCTTTAGCAGATGTAGGTTTAATAGTAAGAAAGCCAATGCCTAAAGAATATTTTAATAGAGTGACAGATGTTAATGCTCAAGACAGAGCGGAAGACATAGTAAAATTAAACAATAAAAATATTTATATACTGGAAGATGGAAGACATTATTATTATAGAGATAAAGATTTTGGTAATTTTAATAGACGATTTCAATTTTTTGGAGAAGATGATAGTACTGCACCATTATTATTAAAAAGTGGATTTAAAAAGAAACGTATAAATAATAAAATGTATGATGTATTTGAATACGAAAAAATAGATTTTTCTAATAATATATCTAAAGAACAATTAAATATGTTAATTAGACAAATAAGATTTATAGAGAATAAATACAAAGGTAAGGTAGATGATGATACATTTGAAAAAATGATTGCTATACCTAGAAATCAAACAGTAAGACAAAAAATTAAACAAGATAATGCTTCAAACAAAAAAAAAGTTGGTGAAGATGAAGCATTAGAAGAAAATCAAATAGATCTTAATAGTGATTTAGTACCAAAAGCAAATAGTTTTAAGAACAAATTTATTGGAGCAACCGAAGTATTAGATATAATAAATTTTTATTCAAAGAAAAAATTTTTTAACAAAGATAGTGTAGATGTGATTCCTTTTAAAGTACAAAAAGAATTTAAATCTGGTTTATCTATGGCAGATGGCGAACTAATAAAATTAGAAGTAAATGAACAAATGATCAAACTGCAAGCAGATATGCAAGCTACAAAAATAATTAATAGAATTATAGGAGAAGGAGATGCACAAGATTATGATGGCATAGCTGGTAGAGGAGTACAAAAATTTGTTATGCATAGAAATTTTGATATACCAAATTATTTACTTACTAAAGAAAGTAATGGTATAGCAGATTTTATAGATACTAATGGTGCAGATTTAATGAGAACATATATGAATAAATTTGGTCCAGCAGTAGAAATGGCAAGAATGTTTGATGGTGATAGATTTGGTAAAATGAAATTATACGAAGCATTTAATGATGTTATTACAAGACATAGTGATGATATAGAATTAAATCCAAAAGATATGACAGATAAACTTTTTTATCAAAGAGATGATATAGAAGAAATGACAGATGCAATATTAAATAGAGCTCCTAGAGGAATGGAAATAGGTTCAGCATCAAATAGACTTGTCAAAGCAATACAACAATTTGCACAAATTACAATGATGGGAACTGCTACTATAGCTGGATTTGCTGATCCAGGCAAAGTAATTTTATCGAGAGGATTTAAACAAGCATTTGGTAGATATATAAATAGTTGGATTAGAGATGTAAATGAAATAGATTTAAAAGATTCAGCAAATAAACATATGTTAAGATTTATAGGAGAAGGTAATGAAACATTATCTGGAGCTGGTGCATCAAGAATGGTTGAACAAGGTACTGGTATTGGAGAAGTAAACAATAGAGTTTTAGGTAAAGTAGGAGATAAATTTTTTGAAGCCTTAGATAAAATAGCTGGTCAATTTTATAATGTAAATTTATTAAATCAATGGACTGCTATTAATAAAAGAATGGTTGTTCCTATGAGTGTAGATAGAATTATTAGAAGTGGTGCTATGTTATCTAAAAAATATACTGGTGATCAATCTATTAAAAAATATTTAAAAACAGATTTAGAAATATTAAGATCACATGGATTGTCTGAAGATGATCTAAAAAGTATATATGCATTATGGAAAAGTGCTGGAGGTAAAAGAGGAAAAGAAATTTATTATAGTAATGCTGATTTATGGATGGAAAAAAATCCATTAATTTTTAGAAAATTTACATCAGCAGTTAGAGCTGATGTGTTAAGTACTATTATAACACCAACAGAAGCAGATAAACCTTTACTTTCTTATGGCTTATTAAAACTATCTAGGTTTAACAAAAACATGAAAGACAGACAACATAATTTTTTTAAACTACCAATACAATTTATGTCTTGGGCAATGGCGGCAAATAGTAAAATAGTTTTATCTACCTTACAAGGTAGACATCAAGGAGTAGCTTCTGGTATGACTGCTATGTTTGCATTAGGTATGTTATCAGATTATGCTAGAAACCCTGAGTGGTGGAAGTACAAATCTACTACAGAAAAAGTTATTAAAGCAGTAGAATATTCAGGACTTACTGCTTATTTATTAGATATAAATAGTTTTGCAGAAATAGCATCAAATAATTTTGTAGGAATAAGACCTTTATTTGGAGAAAAAAATCCTTTTACTGGTAATTTACCAGATCAAATATCTGAAGTAGGTGGTCCAGCTGGAAGTATAATTGCTGATACATATAAATTATTTGCTGATGATTCTTTAGAGTTTAAAGATCAAGCAAATATGGTTAAAAGAATGATCCCATATAATAATTTATTTTATACTAAATGGTTATTTAATGGTTTAAAGGATAGTATAGTAAATGATAATAATACTGTTAAATATTAAAAAAATATGTTAAGGATTAATTATGGCTATATTAGTTAACGATACGACTCCCAGAAACCAGTACACAGCATCTGCTGGACAAACAGTATTTGCTTACTCATTTGAAATATTTGAAGTAACAGATATTAAAGTATTTAAAGGATCGACTCTTTTAACTTATGCAAGTAGTCCATCAGATGCTACACAATATTCTGTATCTGGTGCTGGTACAACTGGTGGTGGTAATGTTACTCTCGGAGGTGGTGCTACTGTAAATGATATTTATACTATAGTACGTGACATACCAGTTAAAAGAACAACAGACTTTCCGTTATCTGGACCATTTGTTATTGACAGTTTAAATACTGATCTTGATAAAATGGTTGGAATGATGGGTGAAAGAGAAGATGAGATATCAAGGTCAATAAGATTAAAAGATGAAGACCCTTCAGCAACATTAACATTACCATTAAAAGCAGATAGAGCAAGTAAAGTACTTACATTTAGTAGTACAGGTAATGTAGAAACTTCTATTACTGCAACAGATGTAAGCACAGTTGCTGGTATATCAAGTAACATAACTACTGTAAGTGGTATAGCTAGTAATGTAACTACTGTTGCTGGTATTTCTAGTAACGTAACGACAGTAGCTGGTAAATCATCAGAAGTTACTTCAGTGGCGGCAGTTGCTAGTTTAATAACTTCTGACTTTGTAAGTGATTTAAATGCATTAGCAGTTACAGATGTAATAAATGACATCAATACATTAGCAACTAGTGATATAGTAAGTGATTTAAATACATTAGCAACAAGTGACGTAGTAAGTGATTTGAATACATTGGCTACATCTGATGTAGTATCTGATATAAATAAATTAGCAACCACTGATATCGTTAATGACCTAAACACACTAGCTACGACTGATATTGTAAGTGATCTTAACACATTAGCAACTAGTGATATTATAAGTGATCTAAATACGTTAGCTACTAGTGATATTGTAACTGATTTAAGTTTGTTAGCAACTTCAGCAAATGTAACAAATATGGCTACATTAGGAGCATCTGGTGTAGTAGGAAACATAGCAACAGTTGCTGGAGCAAACTCTAATATTTCTACTGTAGCTGGAATAGCAAGTAACATAAGTACAGTAGCTGGTAATACTACTAACATAAACACAGTAGCTGGTGCAAACTCAAACATTACATCCGTAGCTGGTTCAATATCAAATGTAAATTCCGTTGCAAGTAATTTAAGTACAGTAAATGATTTTGCTAATAGATATAGAGTAACTAGCAGTGATCCGTCATCATCTTTAGATGAAGGTGATTTAGCTTATAATACAACATCTAACGTATTAAAATATTATAATGGATCAGCTTGGGTAACTATAGTTGCTGGTTCATTAACAGATGTTGTGCAAGATGGAAGTCCTCAATTAGGTGGAGATCTTGATATCAATGGCAATAGCATTGTATCTACAAGTAATGGTAATATTGCCATTACACCTAACGGATCAGGTAAAGTAGTATTAGATGGATTAAGTTATCCAGTTGCTGATGGTTCTGCTAATCAAGCATTGTTGACTAATGGCTCAGGAGTGTTATCATTTGGTACTATACAGGCTAGTGAGTTATCCACAGAAGGAAACTTTTTTAGCAACTATAATACTGTAAGTAGTGATGTTACATCAACAACAGCATCTACAAAGAACGCTTTTTTATTCGGACCTATTACAGTAAGTGGATCATCAGTCTGGACAATAAGTGGCAGTGGAACTTTACAAATATTATAAGGAGTAAAAAATGGCAAGTACAATTAAAGTAGATAAAATAGAAGGAGCTGGTGGTAGTACTATTACAATACCTTCAGGACAAACCTTTACTATTACAGATGGATTGGCGGCAAGTACAATAGGATCTGGAACATTAGCAGATGCTAGAATACCAAGTTTAAATGCTAGTAAAATAACTGCTGGTACAATGGCAGTAGCAAGAGGTGGAACAGGAGTAACTTCATTAGGTAGTGCTAATCAATCTCTATCAGTAAATTCAGGAGCAAGTGCTTTAGAATTTCAAACAGTAAAATTACCAGGGAAAGAAACTATGTGGGTGCCAGCTAATGCTATGTATCCTAATACAACAAATGGTGCTGAATCTGCACAAGTAGAATTAAGTAACGGACCAGAGATAAAAGTATTAGACTTTGCAACTGGTGCTGATGAACACGCACAATTTGCAGTAGCTTTTCCTAAATCATGGAACGAAGGAACAATAACTTTTCAAGCATACTTTACAGTTACAGGAACAAATACAGGTACAACAGCTTGGGGATTATCAGGTGTAGCAATATCAGACAATGATTCTATTAACACAGCATTTGGAACTAATGTAGTTGCAACTGCTAAAGCACATAGTGGTACATCAAATGATTTAAATATTACAGCAGAAAGTGGAGCAGTAACTATAGCTGGTACACCAGCAGTAGGAGATCAAGTTTACTTTCAAGTAATGAGAGATGTATCAGCTGATGATCAATCAGGAGATTCAAGGTTATTAGGAATTAAATTATTTTTTACAACTGACGCATCAACGGATGCATAATAGGAATATTATATGACAGGTTTTGGATATAATGTATTAGGTTTTGGCTCTGGTGGAAGTACTGCTTTAGGTGCAATATATAATATAGATACATTAGTTATTGCTGGTGGAGGTGGAGGTAGTAATTCTTCTGGTGGTAATGGTTGGGGTTCTGGTGGTGGAGGAGCTGGTGGTCTACTTTACGCAACAGGTTTAGAAGTTTCTTCAACTACAGCATATACAGTTACAGTAGGTGCTGGAGCAACAAATGCTACAACTAGTGTAAATGGATCTAACTCAGTTTTTTCAGGTGGTACAGTAGCAACTCAAACTGCAATAGGTGGTGGTGGTTCTGGTGGTAAACAATCAGGTCATCAGTCTGGTAAAGACGGAGGTTCAGGAGGTGGAGGAAACCGAAATAGTAGTCACACTGGTGGTTCTGGAACTGCAGGACAAGGAAATGATGGTGGTTCTCCTCAAAGAAGTTCTTATCAAGATAATGACAGAGGTTCTGGTGGTGGTGGTGCTGGAAGTGTTGGTCAAGATGCTAAAGATGGAGGTCAAGGTGGTACAGGTAGTAATGCTTATTCAGCTTGGGCGACTGCAACATCAACAGGAGATAATGGATTTTATGCTTCTGGAGGTGGTGGAGGTAGAGGAGATGCTGTAGCTGGAGCAACTGCTTCTGATGGTGGAGGTGGTAATGGTGCTGGTACTAGTGGCACTTCAGGTAATACAGGTGCTAATGGTTCAGCAAATACTGGAGGTGGCTCTGGAGGTGGTGGTTCATCACCAGGTGCATCAGGAAATGGTGGGTCTGGTGGATCTGGTATAGTTATAATTAGATATCAAAGTGGTACGCAAGTAGGATCAGGGGGAACAGTAACTTCAAGTGGAGGTTACACTTATCACACATTCACATCATCAGGGACATACACAGCATAATGGCACATTTCGCAAAATTAGATGAAAACAATTTAGTCTTAGAAGTAATAGTAGTAGCAGATAGTGATGCATCTACTGAAGCAAAGGGACAAGCTTTCTTACAAAACTTATATAAAAATACTAGTACGTATAAACAAACATCTTATAATACTTATGCTGGAGAACACAAACTAGGTGGTACACCATTTAGAAAAAACTATGCTGGTATTGGTTTTACATATGATGCTAGTAAAGATGCTTTTATACCTCTAAAGCCTTGGGATAGTTGGACATTGAATGAAGATACTTGTCAATGGGAAGCACCAGTTGCATATCCAGATGATGGAAAAGGTTATATATGGAAAGAAGATACTCAAACATGGGTAGTGTTTGATGGGCAAACAATGTAATTAAAAAATTATATGAGAAACAAAATAAAAAAGATTTATCAAAAAATTAAAGCCAGATTGTTTGGTAAGTTATGCAAATGCAAACCTAAGAAAAGAGGTAGACCCCCTAAGAAAAGACCCTTCTAATGGTAGAACCAGTAACAGCAGTGTTGTCAGGAATAGCATTATTCAAACAGGCAACTTCATTTATAAAAGAAAACATTAATACAGTTAACGATATTTCTGGTGTAGCTAAACAGATAGATCAAATGTTTACTGGTCAACAACAAATTAATAAACAAAGAAGTAAAGATGCTAATAGTACTGCAAATGAATTAGGTTTATCTAATGTTACTGAATCCATAATAGATGCAAAATTAGCACAAGAGCAAATGAGAGAAGTTAAAAATATGATTAATCTTCGTTTTGGGCATGGCACTTGGGATGAAATATTAATGGAACGTAAACGTAGAATAGATGCAGTTAAAGAAGAAAAAAAAATAGCAAGGAAAAAAAAGATGCAAAAACAAAAAGAAATGATGGATGTAGCAAAACAAGCTAGCATTGGTATTGGTGTTATATTTACTATAGTTGCCATGTGTGTAATAGCTTATGTTGCATTTGGAGAAGAAATAGATACAGCAGAATGTATGGTTTTTAAACCAAAGTACTACATGGTATGCATGAATGAAGGACATGAGTATGCTTTAATAGAACAACAGCTAGATATACTTGAATATAAAAACACACACATAATTGTAAAGGAGAATCCAAATGGCATTGACAGCACTAATCGGACCTGCGACTAAACTTATTGGTAAATTTGTAAGAGATAAAGATAAACAAGCACAGCTTGCTCATGAGATAAGTACTATGGCAGAGAAACATAGCCAGCAACTTATGCTTCAACAAATAGAAATTAATAAAGCTGAAGCTAAAGGTAACTGGTTTCAATCATCTTGGCGACCTCTCGTAGGTTGGGTCTGTAGTATATCTTTAATGGTTAACTATATGATCTCACCAATCTGTGCTGGGTTTGGTATAACAATACCACAAGCTGACATGTCGGTCATGATGCCATTGTTGCTCGGACTACTAGGACTCGGTGGACTCAGATCCTTTGACAAGTTAAAGAAAACTGATACTAAGATTCCTAAAAAGTAGGTACAATCATAAGCAAACATTTTTCATTGGCACTCAGTGAGCCTTATATCGATCCAAAAAATCCCAGTTTTCTGGAGTTTGTGATTGTACTAGGGATATAATAAAAATCACAATATATAGTAATTTATCCCACAATAATTATAACAATTGTGTTTATTAATAAAATCCCTAGTACAAATAATATATATTTATTGTTATTTACTTCAAGAGAAATGTTTGTCTGCACTATCTTTAAATATATTTACAATACGTTCTGCTCTTTCACCTACTTGATTATACCATTGACTGTCTTTAGCTTCT